GCAGGACATTGAGCGCCAAGTGTGTTCATCGCCATTTGACGCTGGCGCTCAATGTCCTGCTGAGTGCGGTCAATAACTGCGCTTGTGTACGGGTTTGCGTACGCGCCAACTTGCAGTGGGGCCTGCATGGCGCGCTGAGTGCCGCCGATTGCGCCCTGCAATGCCCCCGCCGAGGCTTGGTTTACGTTGAAGCCTTGCTGCGGGGCCATTGGTGCTGGCTGATATGTTGCGTTAGTCTGCGCAGTAGGCTGCGCGGCCATTGTCGGTGCTGGTGCTGGTGCGCCCATCTTACAGGCCTTTCTTTGCTTGAGTTATCAGTTTCTTATGACCTGCGGAGGTGGTGGTGGTGTGCGCGATGCTTCTTTTGCTGCCTGCGCTTTGGCAAGCATTTCTCTTGCCGTTTCAGCGCCCTTGGGGTTGCCGATTAAGACCCCATCCAAATAAACCTCACGACGGTCGTCTTTGTAGACAATCCCAGTACCACCCCTCGCCAACTGTGCTGCTCTTATCGTTGGCGCATCAAAATTGGCGCTCTCAGAATTTGTATAAGCAGAAAACTTTTCAGGCGTGTCGAGTGCTGACGCTAGCCTTTGAAGTTCTGATTGACGTGCAGCCGCTTCCGCACGCTGTGAGGCATTGCTTTCGTTGTCTGTCGCGTGGGAGGGTCTTGACTCAAAACCGCCGCTGTATGTGTTGGTAAAGGTTTGCTGAGCGTTTTCCCCAGAGGGCAAGGTAAATGTAGACGGATCATTTGGATCAAACGCTGGTATCGCTCCAGAGGCAAGTCCTGCTGCCCGTTGCGCTGCCTGATAATCAAGCTGCGTTTCCATTGCCGTGCGGTTGCTGTTATCAGTGTTTCGGTACTCGTTGCGTGGGGCGAGCGCCTCTGCCGCCTCATTTGCAAGCAGCCCAGTAAGACCGGGCAAGTTTGATACCGCGTTAAGGCCAGCAGCAACGTCGCCACCTAGCGTTGTGCCTGTCATGCCGCCAGTGGCAAGTGAACCTTGACCGGACGTTGCCAAGTTGTTCATGTAAATATTGTCAGCAGCCAACTGAGCTGGGTTGCTCATAGACTGAGACTGATATGCAGCATACTGCTCTGGCGTCATTTGGGATTCAGCCGTCTTGCTAGGGTCAAATGAGTCCATGCCAAGTTCATCAGCTATGATTTGGCTGTATGCGTCTATTTCAGCATTTGTTAAAGCCGATCCATTGCCGCCACCAGCGCCGGGATATGATACAAGATCACCACCGCCGCCAACAGAACCACCGCCCAAGTCGCCGGGTGTGCGGGTGTCAGTGTAGTCAACCATTGGGCCGACATTTGCCCCGGGAACGCCTGAGTATGGGTCAATAAACAAGCTATCAATAAGATTTTTCTGACCCGGACGGCGCGTAGCAAGCTCATCCATAGCTTGCTCATACATTGGCGCAGAAGAGTAACCACGAACCCCGCCTGCGTAAGTTGTCGCTGGCCCCATGCCACCCATAATGTCTTGCTGGGACATGCCGATAGGGAAGGCGGACCCAGCAGTACTCCGCCCAATGTTGCCCATTCGTTGCCCTGTAGCTGAATAGGTATTAATAGGCGCTCCCGCCAAACCAAAAGCGCCAGCAGTGCCAGCCGTGTTTTGGAATGCAGCCTCTTGCATTGGAGTAAACGCAGCAACGTCTGGACCGTAATACGGAACATAACCAATCTGAGAGATTGTGTCCGCACGGGTTAGATTGCGCTTTGCCGCGTCCTCAATGTATTGAGGAATTTCAACCGTTGAGGATGTTGATCCACCTTTTCCGCCTGACATTACTCAAACTCCTTAACGTATGAGGCGTGCTGGGCTTCCCAGCCGTGCGCCTTCAATGGTTTCTTCCAGCCAAACCTGCCGGACATTGTTAGAGCGCTGCAACCTTGAGCCTTGCCCCATTCTATCACATCATCGTGCATATCTAAAATCTGGTCCAATTCACCGCCACCTAGAAATACGTTTAACACGCGTTTCTTCGGATATACCACTATTTCAGTGACTATGCACCCCCTTGGCGTAGGCCACAGTTGCAGCGTACCTTTTTGCAAGCCAGCGACCACATCATCGAAGCCATGCGTGCCACCGCTGTAGCTTAAAGCTGCCTTGATCCAAGGCTTGCAGCGTGCCAGTTCTTTATTCATCCGTGCAGCCTCGTTATCGCAATGGTGGAGGCTGGCGCTGCGGGTGCAAACGCCGTTGCCGCAGTTGCATCGAGAAATCCGCTAGTGCTGTCAACAGCCCACATCGCCTCCAAGTAATCTCCGGCGGCAAAGTTAAAGATAACAGACCGAGACACAACAAGCGTCGCCCCGTTCTGGTGCAGTGCGTTCTTCATCGTTGACCCAGCAACGTCAACGCCGTTGACGCGCGGCCAGAACCAGAAGTTTACAGTTGAGCTGGACGTGGACGAAATTTGCGCCGAAAAGCTAATCATATACTCGCCAGACTCTTCGAAGACTATGCGAGATGCTGGTGTGCCGTTTGTAATACCCTCGGCAATGCTTGATGTGTACGTCAAAGCGTACGCTGTGTTTGTAGATGCAGCAGTCTGATCCGTTGTAACGCCGCCAGCATACTGGCCATCTTCCAGAACAACCTGCCGCCACTCGCCATTCTTGGAAACCACTGGGTAGCCAAGAGCATTATCCCACAGCATCACGCCATTCTCAGACGCCGATGAATACGTTTCCTTAAAGCCAAGCTGATCCAAAGCCCGGCCTAAGTAACGCCGCATATTCTCGGCCCACTGGTTTATATTGACCGTAATGGGAGGAAGTATTCGGCTCATCTGCGTCCGCCCGCCACCGCGTCAAGCCGCATGATGCCAACACGCCAATCAGAGTCAGTGTTGCCTGTGACGCGCATTCTGATCTGACGCCCAGTAAACCGCAGGCTTGTTGGGTTAGCCATGTTATACGGGCCGTAATCACGCTCAGTATCTGTCGGATAGAAACGTGTCTTAAATGTGGCATTAACGTCACCAAGCGTATTCTCGTCTGGGATCATGCCGCGCACAGCCATCACGTTTTCGCCTACACCAAGCGCAATTGGGCCTGTTTCAGCAAATGGAGATTGGCCGCCGTAATCAAAGCCAATCTCTTGCTCATACAGAACACCATCGGCAGCAATCCAAAATGGCTGGCGGAATACGCCACGGTCCACGCCAGCTGTGCGATCAATCGTGCCAGTGGTCCAAATGTTTTCTGCGTAGTCAAATGCAACATAGCTGTCGCACTCTGTTCCGCTTGCGCTTGGGTAGAACCACCAGATTTCATTGAAGCGGCTGTTGACTACGGCGTGAACCTTAGACCGCTGGTCGTTGTTCATGTCGCTGAATACATAATCCGCAACCTCACATGGCAAATCACGCACAGAGCCACCAGCGTAGATAAAGAATGAGCGCTGGCCCATCCACACTACGCCCTCGTCGATTGACGCAGCTGCGTTGGCCGCAATCAAGCCGCACGATGTACCTACACGCTCAAAGCCATAAACAAATGGAGGGCCGCTGTATGTGGCTGTGTGGGCGTCTTGGTCCGTCAGGATCAATGACTGCCCTCGTGTGCGCAAACCCTTGAGGATTGTGCCGTTGGTTTGGATTTCAATGTCACCAGCCTCGTTAGTTGCCGCTGGTGTCCAATTGTTGTTATCCTCACGGTCAGACCATGCAATCTTGCGAGGGTTGCCGCCCGCACCAAACGCAAACACAAAGCGCTCTTCAGTCACCATCATGCCGGAACAATCTACAGGTGCATTTGATAGAACTGCGGCTGGTGTTCCGCCGTTAAGCTGCCACTCATAAATCTTGCCGTCATCAGCTGTCATGCCCAGCAAGTATTCACCCCAGTTTTCCAAGCTCCATGTGGTCGCCGGGAAAACAGTGCCGATGTCTTCTGACGGCAAGCCGTAAAGGCTATTGCCGTAAACACCGCCGCCGTAGCTGGTAAAGGATGTGGCATCAACGCGGCCAGCGGTGAAGCCTGCTGGCGTGATGTCGCTAACAGCGTTGCCAGATGTCATGGCGTACAACTTATTGTACGTTCCAAACGCAACACGGCGGCCACCGCTGTTATCTTCCCACGCAATCATTGTGCGGGCTACGCCATCTAAATCAACGCTTCCGCGCTGACGCCAGCCGCCGACTGGGCGCAACGCACCCTCATGCCAACGGATTAAGTTTGCATCGCGCCAACGGCCCTGAGACTGATACTCAGTGCCGTTGCGATACTGTCCTGCTGGGATGTTGAGCGGTATTAACGGCATGACGCTACCTTATGATTTGACTACCATCTTTGTAGCAGAAACGGCGGTCCCCGCCAATACACTTGGATTAGCAGGTGTTGTACCTACCGTGCCATCCGTCTGGACGTAATATTGCTGCCCTGCGGTGAGGCCCAACTGGTTTGTGCTGACTGAGCCGATGATGTCCACGGTTGCATTGTCGCCGTCAGCTACAGAGCCTCTGGTGATGTTCTCGTATTCTGCTTGGAATACAACGGCTGTGCCTTTGTTGCTATTACCTGCATCGACATAGCAAGTGACAACTTTTTGTGCATTGGAATCATACGATGAAGACACACTAAGAACCTCTGCGGGTTCGAACTCCACAGGAGTAGAAAACGAAATAGAATCACCCGTCACCGTACACACAACAATGCGCCCAGCTTTAGGGGTCGGAGCAGCCTTGTTGTATGAGATTATAGTCCGTTGCGCAGTCTCATCGTATGTAACGGACATAGATTGAGTTTCCACTTGGTCAAAAACAGCCGCCGTGCCGAAGCTAATGGAGGTGCCACTAACCGTGCCGACGATGGCTGTGCAATACTGAGAGTTGTTTACGTCCTGATATGCAATGACAACTTTTCCGTTCTGCGCATCGTAATCGCAATCAATTCTCTCCGTAGAGGAAGCCTCAAAAGCGACTGCCGTGCCAAAGCTGATTGAAGTACCGCTCACCGTTCCAACAATAGCGGTTCCATGCGTGGTGCCATTGTCCCTGTAGGCAATAACAACTTTATTGTTTGAGGTATCAAAAGTGGCAGCGTTGTACTGAGAGCTTGCTGTTTCATATACAACAGGTGTTCCAAAGCTGATTGAAGTACCGCTCACCGTTCCAACCACGGCGGTGCCATAACTGGAGTTACCTGTGTCACGGTAAGTTACAACTACCTTTTGAGAATTTGAGTCGTATGTTGAACCCGTATCCCTAACATCAGCACTTTCAAATACAACAGCAGTACCAAAGCTAATTGAGGTGCCGCTAACTGTGCCTACAATAGACGTTCCGTAACCTGAGTTACCCAAGTCACGATAAGATATTACAACTTTTTCGGTGTTGGCATCATAAGTTGCAGTCGTGTTATTTGCATATGCGCTGCGATATACAACTGCGCTTCCAAAGCTAATAGAGGTGCCAGATACTGTCCCTACAATCGCAGTGCCATAACCTGAGTTTCCCCCATCAGCGTAAGCAATAACAACTTTGCCCGAAGCCCTATCAAAAGTTGTAGCAATAGCTTCAGTAGAGGCGTTTTCAAACAACGTAGGCGACCCCACGGCTTGATCTGCACTTCCCTCAAGTTCTACCACCCCACCAGACATACCGATGTAGTTCTCGGAGGTGAGGTTGGGGACAGACCCAGCAGAAGTAAGAACACATGCTGTACCTCGCTCTGAATTGGTATAATCCTGATAAGAAACCACCATCTTGTTGTTGGTTGTGTCTGCGGCCATTGATATAAACTGGGTGTATCCGGGTTGTTCAAACACAACCTCCGAGCTAAAACTTATTGTCGTACCACTTACGGTTCCGTTTACAAAAGTTCCATATCCTGAGTTTCCTATATCACCATATGCAATAGCAACATTTTTTGTATAGGGATCATAAGCACACATTTGAAAGTTTGCTTGAGCCGAGTCATTAAAAACAACCGCCGTCCCAAAACTTATAGATGTACCGCTGATTGTTCCAACAATAGCTTTTGCTTTGTTAGAATCCCCTACGTCCCTAAACGTAATTACTGTTTTTTGAGCATTTGAATCATATGTTGCCGATATGTTATGGGTGGAATCACTAGCAGAAAAAGTTACCTCAGAGCCAAAGCTGACAGATGTTCCACTGATTGTCGCAACAACGCAATTCCCAAAGTCACTATTATCACCGTCCCTGTAGGCGATTACTGTTTTTTGAGCGTCAGAGTCATACGAAAGGTTGGATACGCTTGTGGAGCCATTAAAGTTTGATGCACTTCCGAAAGATATAGAAGTTCCACTTACAGTTCCAACTATAGCAACTCCATTGCTACCGGAGGTGTAACCAATAAGAACCTTACCTGCATTAACATCATAATCTATATCTGGCTCAGATGTAAGGGCGCTATTAAAAACAACTGGCGATCCAAATGAGACAGACGTTCCGCTAATTGTAGCTACTACTGCCGTACCGTAATAACTATTGCCAATATCTCTGTAAACAATAACAAACTTGTCGTTTCCGCTATCATAAGTAAGCCTTACTTGTTGCGTATTTGCTGATTCAAATACAACGGCAGTTCCAAAGCTAATAGAAGTTCCACTTACTGTGCCAACGATAGCAGTGCCGTAATTTGAATTACCTTTATCGAAATATGCAAACAATAATTTTCCCGCTGCGGTAGAAAAAGCAACATCAGGAGTATTTACCCCACCTGTTTCAAAAACAGCAGGGGTTCCAGCAGAACCTGTGATGGTGTTTGATCCAACAACACTCACAGTCCCATCGCTATTCACAACAACAGGAACACCGCTCGGAAGTGTCCCAGATGCAACGGCCTTGAGCTTACCGCCCTCTTGATTTGGAATGGTATCAAGCGCCATGTGTTATCCCTTCACGATAAGTTTGGTAGCAGCCACGGCTGTCCCTGCGAATACGCTTGGGTCTGCTGGCGTGGTGCCGAGTGTTCCGTCTGTCTGGACGTAGTAGCTTTGACCTGCGGTGAGGCCAGATTGGTTCTCGTCCACAGCGCCCTTGAGGTTGATCTTTGCACGTTGCGTGTCTGCTGCGCCACTGGCGGCTGTGCCGATGTAGTTGTTGGCGGTGAGGTTGGCATTACTGTATGCCGCTTGAAAAACAACAGATGTACCAGCATCACTGTTGCCCGGGTCTCTGTAAAACACGACTACCTTTTGAGCGTCTGAATCATAAGTAGAAGACGTATACTGTATCTCAGAGGAACTTACAAAAGTAACGGCGCTGCCAAAACTTATAGAAGTGCCGCTAACCGTGCCAACAATGAGTTTACCGTACTTAGGATCAGTTTGGTCCTGATACGATATAATAGTTTTTTGAGCGTTAGCGTCATAAGCCGCCGAAGTCCAATTTGTTGCGGATGATTGGAACACAACGGAAGTTCCGAAGCTGATAGATGTGCCACTTACAGTTCCAACTATAGCTGTGCCGTAATTTGAGTTGCCTTCATCTTTATACGATATGACAACTTTGTTTGAATTACTGTCGAATGTAGCGCCTATGTATACGGTCAACCCTTCTTCAAAAACAACAGGCGTTCCAAAACTTATACTTGTTCCGCTTACAGTGCCTACAACGGCAGTGCCTTTTTGAGAATTGCCATTGTCATTGTAGGCAATTACCACCTTGTTTGAATTGCTGTCAAACGTAGCTGACATATATAGAGTGCTATTAGTAGTGTATGTACCTACAGAGCCAAAACTAATAGATGTACCGCTGACAGTTCCAACATAAGCATAACCTCTGTTTGTACCTCCCGAATCTCGGTAAACCACAACCACCTTTTGAGCGTTTGAGTCGTAAGTTATGGCGTAGTGATCAGAATAACCCACAGAGTCAAAAACAACGGGAGTACCGAAGCTAATAGACGTGCCGCTCACTGTGCCAACAATTGCCGTGCCTCTGCTTGAATTACCGTCATCTCTATACGCTATGACAACTTTTTGTGTATTGGCGTCATAAGCAATAGAGCAATG